TCAATCGAGTGCCAACATTGCAAGTTAGTCTTGCATTTCCATAATTCACGGCCTGGGAAAATGGCTGATGAGAAGTGGTACGAAAGCGCAGTAATCGGTGTTACACGCAGATGGAACACGAGAGCAACAAAAGTGGTGGGGTCATGACCTTTACACGGAAGCAATGCAAAGACCGTGGGGAGTGGCTTGCTGATCGTCTGCATGGTATTGGAGGCAGCGATGCCGCTTGCATTGTCGGCATGAATCCTTGGCGCTCCAGTAATGACTTATGGCTGGAAAAGACCGGACAAAAAGAGGCGGCAGACATATCAGACAAAGAGGCTGTCAAGTATGGTCTGGCGGCTGAAAGCAGTTTGCGCCAGCTGTTCAAGTTAGATTTTCCAGAGTACAAAGTCTATTACAAAAAACATGAACTTTTGATTAATAAGCGTTTGCCGTTTTTACGTTGCAGTCCAGATGGTGAGCTGACCGATCCGAACAAGCGCAAGGGCATTTTAGAGATTAAAACTACAAGCGTCTTACAGTCAATGCAGCGTGAATTGTGGAATGACAGGGTGCCGGACAATTACTTTTGCCAGGTCATGCACAGCCTTTTAGTGACTGGCTATGACTTTGCAATTCTCAAGGCGCAACTAAAAACCGTATGGGGCAAAGATATTCGCTTAATTACACGGCATTACTTTTTTGAGCGCAAAGATTACGAGGCAGACATGAGGGCATTATTGGCAGCTGAGATTAAGTTCTGGGGCTATGTGGAACGCAAAGAAAGACCACCTCTCAAGCTGCCGCCTATCTAATCAAAACAATTAAGCAAGGAAGGATTAATCTATGGAGCTAATTATTTATTCACCGAAACCGGAAGACTTTATAGAACAGATCAACTGGAATCATGAGGAACTAAAAACACAAATAGGGAACGAGCTAGAAAAATACAAAAAGCTAGTCTTCACTCCGGAAACATTAACTGACGGTAAACGCACAGTAGCCGACTTACGCAGACTGAAAACTGCAATGGAAGATGAAAGAAAAAGAGTCAAGGCTAAGTGCCTGGAACCGTATAACGACTTTGAGAAAAAGATCAAAGAGATTACAGCGCTTATTGATGAGCCAATAAACCATATTGACAGGCAGATCAAAGACTACGAGGAACAGCGCAGAACCGCAAAGATAGCTGAATGCGAAGCCTATTTCAATGAGAAAGCAGCAGAGCTTAATCTGGACGGCTTCATTGCTTGGGAAAGCGTTGTAAAAGCCGAATACGGCAATGTATCTAAGTCCATGTCCAGTATCACTACTGAGATTGATGAGGTGTTAAACGGCGTATCAGAGGCGCTGAAGATTATTGACGGCATGAACAGTCCATATGCCTTTGAGATGCGAGCAGAGCTAGGCCGAACGCTTGACTTGCAGGCAGCCATTTCAAAAGGACAGCAACTAAAAGAGATCGCAGAGCAAAAAGCAAAGTTTGAAGCTGAGAGACAAGCCGAGCAAGAAAGGCGTAATGCTGAGCTGGAAGCAAAGGCAAAGGCCGTAGCAGATGCTGGGAAAAGCTCTGAGAGTAAAGAGCCCGAAGTTAAACAAGAAGTATTACATACTCTCTGCTTCCAGGTGACAGGAACTAAAGAGCAGCTACTAGAGCTATCCAACTTTATGAAAGCTAAAAATATCAAATTTGAACAAATAAAGGAGAGTCAATAATGAGTACCAACACCAGCAGCAAGATTGCCGGCATTAGCTTGGATGTAAACCAGGATTTCTTGGCAGAGGCAGTAAAGCAGACTGTCATTATGGGAATATCCGAAGCGTTAAACGGCAAAAATGAGATTGTGAGCCAGATAGTAAATAGTGTACTAAATCAAAAAGTTGATGAGAAAGGGCAAGTTTCATCTTACAGAAATGGTAACAAGTACACATTGCTTGAATACTATGTCAGAAACATGCTTGCAGAAGAAACAAAAGCTGAAATTGTGAAAATAATGGATGAAAGACGCCCTGAAATTAGAAAGATAATCAGGGATGCGCTAATGACAAGCAAGTTTGTGGACAAGTTCACTAAAGATTTCATTACTACTGTTTCAGAGGCAATGAAATCCAGGTGGGATACCAAAATAGATATCAATATCCAAGAAAAGGAAGAGAGGTATTAATCATGGCAAATAAAAATACATTAGCAAAAACAGAACAATCATTTTCAACATTTATGGCCTTGCCGGCAGTAAGACAGAAAGTTTATGACATTGTGGCCGGCAAGGACGGTGACAGATTTATCACATCAATAGTCACAGCAGTGGGTACTAATCCGCAATTAGCATCTTGCGATTATGGATCCATCTTATCAGCAGCGCTACTGGGCGAGGCGCTTAAATTGAGTCCGTCACCACAGCTAGGCCAATTTTATATGGTGCCATTTAAGGACAACAAAAAGGGCATTACGGTTGCACAATTCCAACTGGGATATAAAGGTTATATCCAGCTTGCTATCCGCTCAGGACAGTACAGAGATATTGATGTTATCTGTGTTAAAGATGGAGAGCTAATCGGCTATGATCCGTTTCTTCAGAAGGGCGAGTTTCAAGCAATCACTGATCCGCTAGAGCGTGAGAAAGCAAAAACTATTGGCTACTTTGCCTATTTTGAGCTTTTGAACGGATTCAGAAAGGAACTGTACTGGAGCCGTGAACAGATGGAAGCTCACGCAAAAACATACAGCCAGGGCTATGCCTCAGACTTAGCCAACAAGAGATCTTACACATTCTGGAGCAAAAACTTTGACGATATGGCTCAAAAAACCATGATCCGCCAGTTGATCAGTAAGTGGGGGCTGATGTCGATTGAAATGCAGACAGCTTACGCCGGCGATATGGGAGTGATCCGGGATGACGGAGTCGTAGATTATATAGACAATCCGGAGAATGAGATTTTCAAAGATATTACACCCGTTGAAGAAACTGAAGAGGCAGAACCCATGTCAATTCCCAATTCTGCTGACGATACTCCACTTCCTTTCGAGGCAGAAGATCAGCAGGATGTTGAACAGTTGTTTTTCGGATAGTGCCGCTAATTGGGAGACAGGATTATGACTTGGAAAGATAAAGTTCTTGATTGGATCCCTACTGGCAGTGACAAGGCAATCCTGCTAAAAGATCTAGCTGCTTATACAGGCATTAGCGAGCGCGCAGTTAAGAGGATTATCAACGACTTGCGGCGCGAAGACTATGTGATTATTTCCAAGGCATCAGGTGGTTATTTCTTCCCGGATGTAACCTCTGAAAAAGATGTAAGCATGGTCAAAAGCTTTGCAAGGATGATGGACTCGCAAGCAGAAGAACGCCAAGAGAGCAAACTACCGGCTGTTAAATGGCTGGCCACAATAGGGATAACGCTATAAATGCAGCTGGAAGGATGGTCTTAAGGGGGTGATACATTGGCAGAACCGGCTAAATATACTAACTTTTTTAGCCATGATTCAAATGCCAGAAATGATGAGAAAATTCTAAAGTTGCGAATGCAGCACGGCCCAGCAGGATATGGTGTTTACTTCATGATCATTGAACGCCTTAGGGATAGTAGCAACTACATGAGTGTCAAAGATTATAACATGATAGCCTTTGACCTTCGTGCGGACGCGAAGCTTATAAAATCCGTCGTTGAGGATTTCGGGTTATTTGCCTTCACTGATACCGGTGAGTGTTTCTACTCCGAAAGTCTGATGCGAAGAATGGTGTACAAAGACGAGGTAGCGCAAGCCAGATCTGAGGCAGGCCGTAAAGGAGCTGCTCAACGTTGGCGATCTCAAAAAAAGGGCAAAATCATGGCAAATGCCATAGATAAGGATAGCAAACGCATAGCAAACGCTAAGCAAATGCCATCAAAATCGATAGCAAGTAAAGAAAGTAAAGTAAGTAAAGATAGTAAAGATAGTAATAGTACTAAAAATCTTGAAGATACCAAAACTTTAAATAAAGAGCCGGAAGTTGATCTTGTCCTCAAGGCTTACTGTGAAATTATTCAACGGGATCCATCTAGCAGGCAGCTATCGATTATGGACAACTGGCAAAAGGAAAGCGGGCTAGAGAAAGAAGTAATCATATCAGCTATGCATATGGCAAGGGATCAAGGAGTACAGAACTTTAGTTATTTACAGGCTATTGTAAACAATTTAATAGCAGAAGGAGTAAAGACTATGGCTGATCTCAAAAAGCGTGAGCTAGAGTACGCCCGGAAAAAGACACAGCAGGGTTCCAATAAAAATACAGGCAGATCAAGCAATCGTGGCAACTACGAAGGCTCGGATACCTTCGTTGATTACAATGCTGCCTTTGGCTTGCAGTATCCAAAGATAAAAGGTGAAGGTGACACGCAAAATGATCAACAGTAAACATAAAGGGCGCAGAGGAGAGCAAGAGATCGCTCGAAAGCTGAGAGAGTACGGTTATGACTGCCGCCGGGGCCAGCAATACAGTGGAGCCTCTGGTGATGCTGATGTTATAGGACTGCCTGGTCTGCATTTAGAGGTCAAGAGAGTTGAGAGGCTCAATCTCTATGACGCAATGGCTCAGGCTAAGAGAGATGCGGCAGCAGATAATCTTCCAGTAGTCATGCACCGTAAGAATCATTGCTCATGGTTAGTGACTATGGAGCTGGATGACTGGATAGAGCTTTACCGGGAATGGGAGGCCGGGGTTTATGTGGAAAGAAGAAGTCAAAAGAAAAGACCTGAATAAACGCATTAGAGAGTTACAGGTTCAAGGATGTACGGTCAAAGTAAGCTACGAGAAAGGCAAATATTTTTTAGAGGTGACAGATGGTGATGAATAGAGAATTAAACGAGCTTAGAGCTATGAGGAACAGGCTCCAGACGGCTTTTGAAAAAGAAAATGATCCAAACATTAAGAGAAAACTTCGAGAGATAGGTGTTGGATCAACATACGGACGAACGACTAGATATGGAACGATGGGTAACTCAAGGTTGGCGTTCAATAACGCCACTAGAGAGCTAATTGATTGCGGGTATTTAGTGGTGGAGCCAGATGAAGAATACTCGGAAAATACTCGGTGAGATCAACAAAGACAAAGATTACACAGATCAGGTGATTCTCAAAAAGGACGGGAATAAGTTTATCCCATACAATGAGCAGCTTTGCTTTGAGGATGTGGAGGTGGAGGATGAAC